TTTCAGTGTTTCAGTGGTTACTGGTAGAAATTCAGGACTGGTTCCAGAAACAATGGAATCATTGTTTAGAATGTTTTTTGTTGAAATAGCAGATCCATTTAATTCTATCAAAGTCAAACCAGAAACAAGATTATTAAATCCTGTTGTTGAAAGTTTGTTATCATCTATAAAACCACAAAGCAAAACACTGTCTATCACAGAAGAATACAGAACCAACACAGTTGATTATGAAACAAGATTGTTCACCGTTATGCAGGAAACACACGATCATAGAGTAGAAAGAGTATCAAATACCATAACAGTGCCGGAAGAATCAAGATTATTAATACTAAAATCCAATTCTAAAGTAAATAGCATAACAGAAGAAACATTAACAATTTCTGTGGAACCGGAAACTAGAGTGATCACTATAAAAAGATCACCTGTAATAGACGCTTTGTCGGTTCCGAGAGTAAGAGGAGATTAAATGGCCGATTTAACAGGTGCAAAACAAGACAATAAAGGATTATTTTTCGTCAAAGACCCAGATGCAAACCTAGTGTATGGCATAGATTGGACACAATATCTTGCCGCAGGTGGTGGAACCATAAGTTCCAAAGACGTAACCATTGAAACAATCACAGGTGATTCAGCACCATTACGATTTCCTACCGATGAAAGCACAGATGTTACAGTTTCAGGCAAACAGGTTAATATAAGATTATCAGGTGGATCTGTTGGCAATGAATACAATGTGGATTGTAAAATTGTTGCCAGTGGCGGAGACACAGACTCAAGAAGATTTAGAATTATAGTCAAAAGGAAACATTTATAATGGCTGGTGCATCTAAAAAACATTACAAGTTGGATGTGGAACTTATTTCAAAGTTAGCCACTATTCATTGCACCTATGCTGAGATTGCCGAAGTCGCAGGCACATCTGTATCCACATTAGAAAAAAGATACAAAGGTGTTATTGACAAAGGCAGAGCAGATGGTAAAAAATCATTAAGAAGAGCACAACTGGAAAAAGCTCTAAACGGAGATGTTAGAATGCAAATCTGGTTAGGCAAACAATGGTTGGATCAGAAGGACACACCTACTGATGAAGAGAACACAGCTCCTCTACCATGGGAAGAAAATTAAACCTTTTTCAAATCACCATAATTACTGTTAATGAAACTATCACAACCACAAAAGCAAGTGGCTGACGATTCTGCAAGATTCAAAGTTCTAGTTACCGGCAGAAGATTTGGCAAAACCACCCTAGCAATCAGAGAACTATGTTACATCGCAAGAATGCCTGGCAGGGTATGCTGGTTTGTAACAAATTCTTACAGACAGGCAAAACAAATTGCTTGGATAAAACTAAAAGAAGTTTTACACAATCTAAGATGGATCAAAGCAGTCAACGAAGCAGAACTTACTGTATTTTTAAAAAATGGATCTCGTATCTGTTTGAGAGGTGCTGACAATCCTGATTCATTGAGAGGTGTTGGTATTGATTATCTTGTGCTGGATGAGTGTGCAGATATTTCTGAAACTGCTTGGACAGCCACTCTTAGACCCACACTGTCAGACACAAAAGGAAAAATGCTCGCCTGCGGGACACCTAAAGGCATGAACTGGTTCCATGATCTATATCAAAGAGGACAAGACCCAACAGAAACAGAATGGTCGTCATATCTATTCACCACCATTGAGGGTGGATGGGTAGATTTAGATGAAATTGAACAAGCCAAACGAGATCTAGATGTTAAAACATACAGACAAGAATATGAAGCTACATGGGAAACCTATTCTGGCATAATCTATCATTGCTTTGATATACAACACAATGTCAAAAACTTTGAAATGCCCGATGATGCCACAGTGCTTCATGTGGGAATTGACTTTAACTTGGATCCTATGAGTGCTGTTGTGTCATACATTAAAAATAACATTGTTTATGTCATAGATGAAATCAACATATGGACATCCAACACAGATGAGCTGTGTCAAGAAATACACAATCGTTTCAAAAACAAAAAGATATTTGCATATCCAGATCCTGCTTCCAGACAGCGAAGAACTTCAGCTGGTGGTAGAACAGATTTGAGTATTCTGCAGAATGCAGGCTTTGTGTGCAAGGTGCACAACAGACACATGGCAGTCAGAGACAGGATTAATTCAGTGAATGCAAAACTGTGCAATGCAATTGGTATTAGGGGAGTGATTATAAGTCCAAAGTGTAAGAATCTGTTAAATAGTGTAGCGAAACAGGCTTACAAGGAGGGAACTTCTCTGCCTGACAAAACACAAGGTTTTGATCATATGAATGATGCTTTTGGGTATTTGATATCATATCTATATCCAATAACTACAAATTATGAAGCAACAACAGATGATCGATTCGCAGTAAAAACAAGGACTAACTATGGCCGATTATAACACACCTAATTACAACCCAAACATAAACCCATACGTTCCAGGCATACCTATTCATGATGAATATATCAATCATCACAAAAGATGGAAATATCTTATTAATTCTTATATGGGATCCTCTCAATATAGAATGGGCGAATACCTAACAAGATACATTTACGAATCCAATGGAGATTACACACAGAGATTAGGTTCAACACCCTTAGATAATCATGTTAAATCAATAGTCCACATTTATAATTCATTCTTATACAGAAATGAACCCAAAAGAGATTATGGTTCATTACAAGGCACACCAGAAATAAAAAACTTTTTAGAAGACTGTGACATGGAAGGCAGAACTTGGTCTTCATTCATGAGAGATGTTAATTTGATGTCAACCGTGTATGGACACGTGGCTGTTCTAGTTGATAGACCAGAATCTCAAGCAGGCACGCGAGCCGATGAGCTTCAATCTGACATACGCCCTTATGTTACAATATTTACTCCGGAGAACATACTGGATTGGCACTGGAGAAGACTACCATCAGGACACTATGAACTTGACTATGTTAAATTTTTAGAAGAAGAAGAAAAAACTTATTCAGGTGTTTCAACATTTTATGTTAGAACGTGGACCAAAGACACAATTAAATTAGAAAAGTTTTCTCAAAATAAAGAAGACGAAGTAGCATTATTACAAGAAAAAATAAACCCGCTAGGCAAAGTGCCGGTTACTTGGGTATATGCAAACCGATCACCCATCAGAGGTATTGGTGTTTCAGATATTGGTGATATTGCGGATTTCCAAAACGCCATTTATAATGAAATATCTGAAATTGAACAATTAATTCGACTGTCAAATCATCCATCTCTTGTAAAAACCAGAGACACAGAAGCTTCAGCAGGTGCAGGTGCAATCATCACCATGCCTGAAAATTTAGATCCAGGACTTGCTCCTCGACTGTTACAACCCAATGGTCAAAACTTAGATGCAATATTATCTTCAATTGATGGCAAAGTAAAAGCCATTGATAGAATGGCACACCTAGGATCCATCAGAGCAATAGAAACTAGACAAATGAGCGGTCTGGCAATGCAGACGGAGTATGCCACTTTAGATGCTAAACTGTGTGAAAAGGCTCGAAACTTAGAATTAGCAGAAGAACAAATTTGGAGAAACTGGTTTGCATGGCAAGGTGAAGTATTTGATGGAGACATAAAATATCCAATGGCATTTCAGATCAGAGACAAAAACTTAGACATGGATATTCTTAAGAAGGCGGCAGAAATACAAAGAGATTCTGCAACAGCAACACCAGAAATTAAATCAATAATTGATGACAAGATCAAAGAAATACTTGCCAAAGATGATGATGAATTAGAACAAATGAGATCTATGCAACATCCAACAACCACACCAGCAAATAGATCTGCTCACATACAAGAGATGATTATGGAAGGCTTAACTGATCAACAGATGTTAGATTTACATCCAGAGATTAATCAAGCTGATATTGATACAGCCAAAAGACAACTGTTAAACATAGAAAATGAGTCATCTAATTCACAAGCACCTACTAATATCAGCGAAGGTTAATTCACCACCGCTGTTCAATTACAGCAGTAATGAGTTGAATGCAAACATTCGTAAACTGATCAAACTTATTGACATGGAGATCCT